TACCTCTTAACAAAGTCAAGTTTAGCAGTAATAGGCACATCGTCAGGCATAAACTGACCTCTTAATTGAATATTCTGTAAGTCCTTATCTGTTCCTGATTTGATTTGAGCCACAATCTCAGGGTCAATAACTAATTGGTTAAATAATGCCTCTATGCCTTTATCATTTGTCCGTGAATCTCCAATTACATAAGGGTTATTTTTAATAGTTTCAGCATCCTTAGCCTCTTTGTCCGCTTCCATTTTTTTAACAGCAAGATTATAGTTCTGTTCACGGGTCTTCTTTTGCTCCTCAAACTCTTTAGTCTTATAATCCTGGTTAAATGCTGTATTGCTCGCTGTAATCTCAGCCGCTTTTATCCTAGTATTATTTTCCGCGTCAATATTAGCCTGTTTTTCTTCCTTTGTGAAATTATACTTTTGGTTATACTCATCTTTATCGGCCTTTCTTTTAGCCTCAATATCCAATTTCAGCCCAATTTCCCTATCCTGCTTCTTACCGAGTAATTCCTCCTGTCTCATACGACTGAATTCATTCATTGCATAAGGTGTGTAAACGTCTTTTACAGGATTTATTGTTGCGCCTTTACTTCCCGCTACTCCCTGAGCAACAAGATTGAACACCTGAGACATGGCGTTAAGTCTTAGATTCTTTTTCAATAGCTCTTTTTCATCAGTTTTCGGAGCTACTGAAGGTTCATCTATCCACTTATACATTGGGCTGTTTGTCATTGTCTTATTGCATTAATTAATAATTAAACTCCATTACAGGATTGTCTTCATCATTCCAATAACAGGTATCAAAGCCTTGTAATAAGTTTCCGCGACCTGCTGAATCAATCGCGCGTAACTTTATAATCGTTTCACCGTCTATCTTTTCGTAAGTTATCGTTCTTTCTTTTGGCTTATTACCCATACCAAGTAACAATACGACAGCCCATTTTAACCCGGCGTTCATTTTATCCCTCCCCTCGTCACGCGTTTTGTGTTCTGTTTGCCACGTTTCCAGTTTTGTAACTCTTCCGTTTGTTTTTTCTCCGAGTTTAATTGAATAGTCAATCTTCTGATCTAAAATATCATGGTTCGCATCTATCCGAGCGTTTACCCCTTGAATTAGTAATTGGATAAATTCTTTGTCTTGCTCTGTAAAGGCCATAGTGAGAGGGTTATAAATTATGTAATATCAATCCAGTAATTATCAAGTAAAATGCTGTTATTTCGATAAAGTAAATCGGATTCTTAGAGAACTTAATAAACACAAGTAACGATATAAGCATTGGCACAACAAGAGGCCAATATCCCCAAACCGCTAACTGAGCAAAGCCAAATACAATCCCTAAAGTAGCTGCCATATAGTGAACGTCGCCAATGAATTTAATCTTATATTGAGGTGCAAAGGCAACAAAGCAAATGCCTGAACCGGCTATGAACATAAGTAAAGATTCCACTGCGAACATTGCCGAGAGTGAAAATACTAATAGTGAAGCACTGAATAAAGCCTTATCATGCAAAGCGTAATACGAAGCACTCACAGATTTTAATAGCCCGTATTTGGCTAAGATAAAGCCGATATACAGGGTGAAGATAACTAAGGATGTAATTGCGTAGATCATTTCTTTAATAGTTCGTTTTTATCCGATGAACCTTTTGAGCTTCCGAAAAAGTACCCAATAATGAGTATCACACCGTTTTTAATCGTTTCGATAATCCCGGCATCCAATGTTTTCGGATAAACAGCGAGCACGAAAAAGCCTATTACAAATAAGGCTGCGAACACGTAAATATATATTTCCTTTGCTTTCATATCTTTATATTTTTAGCACAGTCTGGGATTATAATCACTAAGTAGATATTAATGCATATAATTCAGCCGTGCTTATAAATGTCAAATTATCCTTAGCATAAGTCATTAACTCAGTAAAGGTCGTTGGATCCATTCCTGAATCAACAGCCACGCCATGACAATACACTATCAATATGGACTTTTGTAATTTTGCTTTATCTACTAAATCCTTAAAGTCCTGCTTTGCCTGTTCTGTAACTAAACCTAATCCAAAAGTCGGTAATTCATAATAATATGTCGGTAGACCTTCTAATATAACAGGTCTGGAAGCCCTTGAAAAAGAAAAATTTCTACTTATTACTTCCCTTGATAATTTATCAGAATATCCATAAGGAGGGGTTACCTCAATAGGCGTAGGATGACCATGCGTCGTAATTGCCGTAACCATTAAATCTAAATTATCTAATAGTTGCTGCTCAGTCATATCTGTAAAAGATGTGTGACCGTATCCATGACATTGAATATCGCAACCCTGAGATTCCATTATTGCAATTTCATCCCATGTTAGATTTCCTGAGTTACCACTATCGACCATGTCGTGAGTACAAAGGCATACGGATGATTTATCAATACCTAAAGAGTTAATTATTTGATGACCTGTATAAATATCATCAAAATCACCATCCCATTGAAAATATATTTTTCCCTCGTTGAATCTATATTTTGAAAAACATTTGTCTTTTAAATATTCGTTAATATCACTTTCAGAAAGTTCTGAATTAACAATTAACATTTCTTGTATTGATACATTTGAAAATTCCGTATGTGATGAATTTGATCCTAAAGTTAATCCATTAATGACGTAATTTCCGCTATTCCAAGAAAGAGAGCCAACAGGGGCTACAATTTGAGCTGGGGAATCAACATAATCATTAACTTTTATTACGCTGTTTGCTCCATTATAAAGTATTTTGACAATACCCCATTCTCCTAACCCTAACCCATAGTGGGTTTCGGATGATCCATTGGCTATTGCTCTTATACAATTTAATTCACCATTACCTCCTGACTGCATCAATCCACAATAATTATGAGAATACGAATCAAATATATATTTGTCAACACCCTGCGGTGAGTGCTGTTTTACAAAAAGATAGATAAAACATGGGTTTGTTAAAAAATCCCATTGCGAAGATTTTAAATAGTGACTTGAGCCATTAAATGTAAAACCGCTATCAGAATCCCATGAACATGATCCTTCCGTCAAATCCTTGCCTGAACCGAGCTTATCATTACATCTACTTACAATATTACTTCCATCTTTCGTAACCGTAGACAAATCAAGCGCATCATACCAAGCAATTATTTTATCGTTAATAGATAATAAGCCATTCACGTATGTTTTACCGGAAGCAGAAGCCTTTGCTGTATTGTTAGCATTTAACGTATTTATCAACTGAGACCCTGTCATTCCTATGGAAACCGGTAATATTGTTGACGGAGCCTCTATATCTAATTTCGAGTAATTACCATTTAAGGCATTGACTAAATCATCCCCCATCAAAGATGTGGTAATATTATCAAGCGCATCTGCTGTGATAAACTCTTTTAAAATAGTAAATCCACCGTTAATATCTTTAACTAAATTAGAGTTGGCTGTTATCATGATATTCCATATTTAGTTTTTAGATAATTATAAATAGACGATTCATCTGCATCAGAAGTTCTTAAGATTCCTTCGTAAAACTGAATATTAGAACCTCCGGAAATAGAGGTTCCTGGAGCAGCACCCCCAAGTGTAAATCCCCCCATATTACCTGCGCCAAAATTACCTGTAATAGGCACGTGAGCATCAATTATCAATTTACTCGATGCCCCATTAAAATAACATCTTATAATACCTATTGATCCTATAGCTAAATCAGATGCCCTACTCGATGGAGTTCCGGCGTATACTTGAAATTGAGGCGATGAATTTGCTTGCTGTGCCATTCCAGAATTAGTAACACTACCACCATCAAATAAATATTTAGTAGAAGTCCATCCCAACTGTTTAACGACTATGTATAAAAATTCAGGCTGGTTAAATGTAAAATTACTGGTATGCATTATTTTAGAACCGTTGAAAACCCCATTAATTGGTCTCCTTGTAGCATCCGATTGGGTTAAATGATTTCCAGTATGTTTTTTAACAGAATTTGAAGCAGATAACAATTTAGCGGATGAAGCTACGAATATATCCCCAACTTGACATCCGGTATAAAAATAATCTGCTGTTGTAGTTACAATTGTATATACACTCCACGCAATAGTCGAACCGCTTGTTTCTGTGGCCGCTAACGAATTTGACCCAAACATCATATCCCAATAAACAGACTCAACACCCGAAACTGCTAATACTCCATCGGATTGATTTGGTTTATACCATGCTTTTGTATAGGTATCTGTAAGAATAATATTTGCATCAGGAGTAAATACCGAACGTGATAACCCTCTGTTTGATTTTAAATATCCGTAAATATTAGGTGAACCACTCCAAAATATTGAAAGGCGCATTGCCTTATGAAGAGCATTAATATCAGATGTTGATAATACTTCACCTGATTTGACTATCATAATCTCTTCGATAGTATTTGGCGCATCATCAAGATATTTTACTATTGTTCGTGAAAAATCATAGCCTATTAATTCGGCAGTTGTAACGGTTCTTATCTCATAACTCCACTTTGACCAAAGCTCATCATCATCCGCATTTTTATAATCAAGAGTATCAGGACAAATATAAGTTTCACTTCCTGCAATTCCTGACACTGTGAGCCAATCGGAACCGAGTTTATTAGGCATTTTACCATCTGCAATTTCGGAGTATTTGCCCCAAAATAACAGCTTTGAAAATGGTATACTCCCGCCCCTCGTGCCCGAACCGAGCCTTAGATTGCCTATTCCTATTCTTATTCCCATGTGAGTAAGGTTTTAAACGCCATATCCAACGTAAATGCCTGTCGCTGTTGTGCCTACTTTGAATATCTTTCGAGCCACAACCGGATCGACAAAGTACACTTGAGCCTCTACGGTCTTAGTGATTGCGAGTGCATCGTCATCAACTCCGAAAGGACAGTATTTAATGTCGCCTGCACCTGAACGAATAAAGAATCCTTGTTCGTCAATATAATCTACACTTGCAACAGATACAGCCTTTTCGTTTAAAATATTTCCCTGAACATTTGTTCTTAATTTTGTACTCATTGTATTAATCTCCTATTGATTTAAAAGTTACTTTTCTTTGTAATGTTGCCGATCTTTTCCATAGAGGGTAAGTTAAATAATTTCGATTTAAAAACAAAATAACTTCATCCCGAATACTCTCTGCCATAAGCCTATTTTCTGCTTCAATTCTTTGAATTATCTTATCAGATACAGGTGTGCTAAATTCTGTTTCCTTTGTAACTATTCCGGCAGCCGTGTAATTATAAGGTGAGCGGTTCGTAAATCTTGCAAAAGCATAGTAAATAATACAGGCTTTTAAGCCTTGAAAAAAGTATGTTTTTGTTTGATAAACATAACTTCCACCATTTAACAATGCTATATTTGCTGTCGATAAGCTACTCGGTGAAGTTGATAACTGTGTAAGTATTTCATTCAAAATATCTCCACCTAACCAATCTTTAACATCAAAGTTCTGAGCCTCTGAAACAAACTGAGGCCAAGTAGTTGCATTTTTAACACTATCTGCAACTAATTTATAATTGTCTAAATCAGACTTGTTGACCAGTTGTAACATAAGTAGAGGGTTTAATTGTGAAGTCTGAAAATTTAACCGAGTAGTTTTGAAGCAAATCCATAAACGATACTTCAATCATACGTCTTTCATTTGCTGTTACCGAGTTCATAAAATAGTATGCATTTTGAATAAGATCAGCACCAAATCCGGCACCAACATCAACACCTCTGAGAATAGGGGGAATCATAAACATTTTACCGATATTTTCCTGAACTGTTTTCTCAGTATATTCGTATTGACGATCGTAATTTTTACCTGTAAAATCAATAAACTCAGGCTTTTCCTCATCTGAATCAATATCAACAATCCAAATCTTAGCTGAGTTTTCATCGCCTTGCATTCTTTTAATTTCCTCGGCGGATTCCTCTTGCTGTTGATTGTATTCGCTCTCGGGATCGGTTGCTCCTGAAGCTGTTGTATGAGGTTTAATGCCTTTGCGAACCAATATTCCAGAGGGTAGGAAGTTATGTTTAGCATTACGGTGCTTAACAGTACTAACAGATTCTTCCGTCAGCATATCGGTAATTACAGGGTCGAACGGGCTTATGGGATATTCGAAATCCCCATCGGCTGTAAAGTAGAATATTTGACCGTAGTAATTCTCTGGTCCTCCATCTTCATTCATTTCAGCAATTACCGTCTTAGGATTAAATCGTCTTATACATTTGACATTTTCTGCTTTGAATGCTAAACCGGTTACTCCAGTCCAATCAGGATAAACAAGTACTTTTCCTGTGTAAAGTTTATCGCCTCCAATTTCAATTCGGCAATGTTCAAAGGGTATATTATAATATTCTGAAGGCTCGCCAAGTCCATTATATTTCACAAGACAAGCAAATCCGTTAAAGTTTTTTAAGTCTTTAGCAAACTTTCTAAGCAATGAGTTTGCGCGTTCACCTTTTGAATTAAGCACGGTGTCGGAGAGCGATTTATCATTAAATCCTGCACCCTCAACAAATTTAACATAAATATCCATACAGGTTTTTCCCGTACCTGAGGAGTTTACTATTTCAATAACTTTTTGAGGGTAATCGTTATCTTTGCCGTATGCTTTTATTTTCTTACTTACGAGATATTGATTCCGCTCAACTCTTGGGGCTGTTTTTGTTGCGGAAACTCTCATTATACTTTAGTTTTTAACGGTCTTCTTTGTGTTTTTTTTACTTCCGGTTCTTTAACTACTTCCGGTTCTTTAACCTCAATAGGTACTATCTTAACCTCAGCAGGTGCAGGTGATGGAGCTTCCGCCATTCGTGAAAAGTAAATAGCCACGCCGGGATTATTACGTAAGTGCCATTCAGCTAACTCATCTGTAATATTACTATTTGACATTGTTTTGCTTTCATCGCCAAATGCTTGAAGTAAAGCCCCGGGCTTTAATAGATATTGTGATTTTACCTTTTCCATGAGTTTTTTTATTTTAAAGAGTGCTTCAATGTAACAAGTTTGGCACGAAGTTAATAATCTTTCTCCAGTTAAATTGAAATACACATCTCTTATTTTTTGATTGCGGGCTTCTGTTCTTTCTGATTTCGAGTTGATATAATCCCGCATAAATAATAGAACGTCTTCCATAAGAATTAAGCCCCTGCATTTAACAGGGGCTTTATTATTAGAGTAAATTGTTAATCGCTGTGCGAGTATTAGCAAGTGAATTGCCAACGAATAGAGCCAATGGAGGCATACTTTCTTTCATCTTATCAGAGCAACCGGCAGTAATTAACCAACCACCTGCAAGTTCTTCACCATTTGCATCACGTTCAGCAGCGTTAACCTCAAGACCGAAGTCCCAACCTAACACTTCATAAACGGTTCTGCCATAAGGAGAAGTTATTGCTTTGTTGTAGTTATTTTCCTGAATTACTACAAAACGAGAATCAAGAGCGTTTTGAATCCAAAGTTTATCTTCCGGGGTGTTATCAAAAATTCTGAAAACAAAACCATGCTCCCATTGTTTTTGATAGGTTTTTTTCACCATGCTTGTTTTATGTTCATTCGAATAGTTATGCCCCTCAATTTTATACGCCTGCAAAGCAGGTGAAGCGGTTTTAAGAACCAGTTGAGTAAGCAATAAACCATTCGTAGGACTGAAAGTACAAGCATCCTTATCTATATCTTCGATATTGATAAGGTAGGCTGTGTCCTTAATACCTGCGACTAAGTTAGCGCAATTTTTAAGGACATCAGTTACGATTTTATTGCAGGTTGTTGCCATTAGATTCCAACTTGTAAAAGTCCGTCATCAATAATCTTAGCGTCAAAAGCATCGGATACTTCAATCCTGTTTACTCTTGATTTTTGATCGTAGAAAGTATTTACATTGTCAAACAATGAAGTTCCTTCAATACCTAAATTCAGGTTCGAAATGGTTGTAAATACAATACGGTGAGGGTTGTTCAGTTTAGTTCCGTTACTTTCATAAGCACGAATCCACTCATCCCACAAAGGTAAGGTATACATTTTTATTCCATCCCATTCACCAATTTCCAAGCCAGCTGTCATGAGTTCAGTTTTGTAAGCAACTCCTAAAGACTGTAATTGTCTGCGAACTTTCTGAGCTACTGAACGGGTTACTAAAAGAACCTTGTCAGGTTGTGCAGCAAGTACAGCAGGTGCATCGTCAATAACTGAGTTAAGGTCGGCATAAGCAGCAGCAGGTGTTAATGTTGAGAACTGCAATGCTGTTGTAGCTTGTGAGTTTCCTGTTACAGTTGATTTGCGAGATGAATCTGCTGTGTAAATGGTAGCAAGTTGTTTGAAAAATCCGTCAATCACGTTAAAGTAAGATACATCAATACCGGCTGTAATAACACCTGCTGGAGATGCGTTTACGTTTGCGGCTGCTGTGTTACCCATCCAAGCATGACGTAAGATCATTTTTGGTAGATCACGTGAAAGAATGTCAAGGATAAAAGCGAAGTATTCGGTATTGGTCAAATCGTTTACTTCGATACCCAGTTTAGCACTCATCTTAGCCATTGATGTAGCAATGTCAGTATAGCACTGATCAAGGATTACTTCAATTCGTTTAGGTGTCCATGTTTTTAAAACCGCAGCATCTGTCAGAGTGTCGGCTGTTGGTGAACATCCCTGAGCTGCTTTACCCATAAGTCCAAGAGTGCCAGGTATGATACCGATCTGACGGTCGTTTTTGATACCGGTTTGAATAGTGTGGAACGCTTGAAGTTCCGGTGCGGTTAAAACTGCTTTAACCACAAGTTCGTTCATCTGCCTGAGTTGATCAGCTGTGAACGAT